TAAAGGTAAATTTATCGCTGATGATAAATCTACACCTAGTACTAACGAAGCTTATAAAGATGGTAGAACACCTGCTAAGAAAGTAAGAAAAACAGCTGTTAAGAAAACACCTGCAAAAAGAGGTCGTGGAAGACCTAAAGGCTCTAAAAATAAACCGAAATGAAATCAATAGGACTTATACAACTTGTAGCGTCATTATTTGGTTTGTTCGTAGTAACAAGTCTTTTAGTGGGTTATGATATGAAACCTATGTTTGAAGTATTAAATACAACAACAGGTTTCATTAGTCTATTAGTCTTTGTCGCTTTATTGGGTTATGCCGAAAATAGATAAAGAACTAAATACTCATTATCCATTATTTGATGAAGGACTCTATACAGAAGTTGTTCATCAAAATGGAGAAAGAGCTATTAAAATTCTTACAGGTCAATATAAAGATGTTATTTATCAATATGGTAAAATAAATCTAATACCTAGAGAAGTTTCAGAAGAACCTTCTATAGATTTTGAAAGAGCTGTAAGATCATGTCCAGAAGAAATAAAAGATACAATTTCTGAGGATGAAAACTTTAATCAACTTATGGGAAATATTCTCATAGAATTACTAGCCAATCAAGGGTTAGAGGAATTGAAAAATGGAATATAGTAACGAGTTTATGGTTCGATTGAAAGACGAAGTGTCAGCCGATGAAGGAGTTGTACTTGAAGTATACTTAGATCATCTAGGCTATCCTACAGTCGGTGTCGGACATTTAATCTTAGAAAGTGATCCTGAGTACGGTGAAGGTACAGGGTTTAAAATCACTCAAACAAGATGTGATGAATTATTTTATCAAGATATTAGAAATGTTTTAAATGATTGTGAAGGTCATTTATCAGAATGGGCTACATATCCTGAGGAAGTAAAACTAATCATAGCTAACATGGCTTTTAATCTAGGTATTACTAGACTTAAAAAGTTCAAGATGATGTTCTCAGCACTCAATGAAGGTAATTGGGTAGAAGCATCAATACAAGGATTGGACTCTAGGTGGGCTAAACAAGTCTACAATAGAGCTCATAGATTAATGGATAGACTTAGGTCTGTCTAACAAAAAGGATATATTATGAATATAGATAAACAATTAAGAGAAGCTCTTATATTGAGATATCAAGGTGAAGTAGCATCAGCAAAAGCTAATATTACTGTTTACATGAATAGTTCTGTAGGTATTGGGGAACATCCTGATATCGTCGGAGCTATTGATGAACAACTTGACAAACTATGTACAGCAGAAGAAAAACTTAAAGCTGTTCAAGAACACTTTGTACCACAGAAAGTAGTTTGACAAGAATAAACATAGTACCTGTAGAAGAACTAACCGATCAACATTTAATGGCAGAGTATCGTGAGATATTCATGATTGGGTCTGCTCTTCAAATATCCCTCAAGTCTAAGGATTGGGATCCGAAAAGAATACCTAAAAAATTTACTTTAGGTACAGGTCATGTAATGTTTTTCTATGACAAAGGTAAATATCTTTATCATAGATATGAACAGATAAAAACTGAACTTACAAAAAGAAACTTTAAATTAAATAAAAATAGATTATTTAAAGTTACACAATTTCCTACTCAATATTATAATGATTGGGAACCTACAAAAGAAGACCAAGCTATAGTTTGGCAAAGAATTGAAGAAAGAATACAAGAAAAGCCAGAATGGTATAGACACTATGGCGTTTCTATAGTATAATAAATTATATACATGCATTATTACACAAACATACAAAGATACAAAGACTTCATACTTGCAAAGGGTGTGAAGAACGGTGAAAAGTATATCAAAAGATTGAAGTACGAACCGACTCTTTATATTCCAACAAACAAACAAACTCCTCATAAATCAATAGCAGGCGAATACTTACAATCAAAGAAGTTTGGTTCTCCAAGTCATGCAAGACATTGGAAGAAACAATACGATAATACAGGGATTGATATTCATGGACTTGAACAATGGGAATACACTTACATAGCTGAGACATATCCTTCAGATATAGAGTTCGATATTAAGAGTATCAACATTCTTAACATTGATATTGAGTGTGAGTGTGAAGGTGGTTTTCCAGAACCGACTGAAGCAGAAGAAAGAGTCAATGCAATAACCATGAAACTTTTTGGACACAAAGAAACTCATGTGATTGGTATTGATAACTTTGATTATAAGAATGATGATCCTAATGTGATTTATCATAAGACACGACATGAAAAAGAATTACTCTTAGAATTCATGAGAATATGGGACGAGTTAGAACCTGACATTGTTACAGGTTGGAATGTTGAAACATTCGATATCGCTTATCTTGTTAATCGTATTTGGAAACTCTTTGATTGGGATACAGTCAAAAAGTTATCACCACATGATTTAATTACTTCTAGAGAATGGTTGTACATGGGTCAAAAGAAAATGATCTCATATAATATATCTGGTGTAGCTATTCTTGACTATCTTGAAATGTACAAGAAGTTTACATACATTACTAGAGAAACATATCGTCTAGATCATATAGCAGAAGTTGAGTTAGGTAAGAAGAAAATAGATTATTCAGAGTTCGGTGCAATGCACTTATTCTATAGAAATGATTATCAAAAGTTTTTAGATTATAATATTCGTGATACAGAACTTGTTGAAGAACTAGATAACAAACTACAACTTATGGAGTTAGTTATCACTATGGCTTATCAAGCAAAATGTAATTACGAAGATGTATTCGGGTCAGTTCGATATTGGGATTTAATTATCTATAACTTCTTAAAGAAAAGGGGTATGGTTCCACCACCGAAGAAGTTATCTCAAGATTCTAGAATTGTCGGTGCTTATGTAAAAGAACCACAAGTAGGTCAACATAAGTGGGTTATGTCATTTGATTTAAATAGTCTGTATCCTCACTTGATCATGCAATACAATATGAGTCCTGATACATATCAAAGAAAAATATTTAATCAAGACATTAGTGTTAAGAAGTTATTAGAAGGTGAGGTCGATACTAGTATGTTAACTAATACGACAGTTACACCTAATGGTGCTCTGTTTAGGACTGATAAACAAGGATTCTTACCAGAACTTCTAGAAGAAATGTATGATCAAAGAGTCTTGTTTAAAAGAAAAATGATTGAGAAACAGAAAGAACTAGAAACGATTGACAAAAATAATTTATCTAAAAGAAAAGAATGTGAGTATGCAATTGTTAAGTACAATAACAATCAAATGGTAAGAAAGATTTCTCTTAATAGTTGTTATGGGGCTTTAGGTAATCAGTATTTCAGATACTTCAATAGAGAGATAGCAGAAGGTATTACTACATCTGGTCAGTTAAGTATCAAGTGGGTTGAGAGAGCTGTCAACAAGTTTCTAAACAAACTACTTGAGACTGATAAAGACTATGTAGTAGCAATTGATACTGATTCAATCTATGTTACATTCGAAGATTTAATTGATAAAGTCAGTCCGAAAAATCCTGTAGAGTTTCTAGACACTATTGCGAAAGAGAAACTTGAACCATTCATGAAAGAGACTTACGAAGAATTATCTTCATACATGAACGCTTATCAAAACAAAATGGAAATGGGTCGAGAGGTTATAGCAGACAAAGGTATATGGACTGCAAAGAAAAGATACATACTCAATGTACATGATTCAGAAGGTGTAAGATTCAAAACACCGAAACTAAAAATGATGGGTATCGAGACAGCAAAGTCTTCAACACCAATGTGGTGTAGAAATAAACTAGAAGATGGTATTCGTACATTGATGAATGGTACTGAAAGTGATGTACATGAATTTATTGAATCATCAAGGATAGAATTCAGTAAGTTACCAATAGAAGAAGTTTCATTTCCTCGAGGAGTAAGTGATATTAAAAAGTATTACAACGCTGCATCAATATATAATAAAGGGACACCAATTCATGTAAGAGGTGCTTTACTTTACAATAACCTTTTATATAAATACAATATAGACAAGAAATATCCTGTAATACAGAATGGTGAAAAGATTAAATTTTGTTACATGAAATTACCTAATACAATGAATGAGAATGTTATTTCATTTGTCTCAGCGTTGCCTAAAGAGTTCGAACTAGAATCTTATATTGATTATGATACTCAGTTTCAAAAATCTTTTGTTGAACCTTTGGGTGTAATATTAGATAAGATCGGGTGGACAACAGAACCTGTTAGTACACTTGATTCATTTTTTGGGTAGGGATATGAAAAACTTGACAGATACAGGTTCGGTAGTATAATAGATATATGACTGAAATTCAATTAATCTTTTTGTCTTTTCATTTTGTAACATGGTTCATGTTGGGTCTTGTTTATATGGAAATACAATCTTGGAAAAAAGAAATTAGACAACACATAGACTATGATAATAGTTTAAAAGCTATGAGAAGAAAAGAAAGAAGAAACAGTTAAATTATGGAGATAAATTATGAGTTATTTGAAAAACTTAGTAAAAACAACAGGTAATGAGTTCGCTTCTATTGTAGAAGACGGAGTACAAGCAGCAGATGTCAGTGGTTACATTGACACAGGTTCGTATATCTTTAACGCTCTTTTATCTGGTTCAATATATGATGGGTTACCTAGTAATAAGATCACTGCACTAGCAGGTGAATCAGCTACAGGTAAAACATTCTTCGCACTTGGAATGTGTAAAAGATTCTTAGATGATAATCCGGATTCGGCAGTTATCTATTTTGAATCTGAAAGTGCAATCACAAAAGACATGATCGAGGAAAGAGGAATTGATTCTTCAAGAATCGTGATTGTACCTGTAACAACAATTCAAGAGTTCAGAACTCAATCAATCAAGATACTTGATCAGTACATGAAAGACAAGACAGAGATGAAGATGTGTTTTGTACTTGATTCACTTGGTATGTTATCAACAACTAAAGAGATTGAAGATACAGCGTCTGGATCAGAGACTAAAGATATGACAAGAGCACAGTTAGTCAAAGGTGCTTTCAGAGTATTGACTCTTAAATTAGGTAAAGCAGGTGTACCATTAATCGTAACTAATCATACTTATGATGAAATGGGTCTGTTCGCAAAGAAAGTAATGGGTGGTGGATCAGGTCTTAAGTACGCAGCATCATCAATTATATTTTTGTCTAAGAAAAAAGAGAAAGACGGAAAAGATGTTATCGGGAATATTGTTCATTGTAAGAATGAGAAATCAAGACTTACAGTTGAGAACAAAATGGTTGATGTAATGTTATCATACGATACAGGTTTAGATAGATACTATGGATTACTAGAACTAGCAATCAAGTATGGGATCTTTAAACAATCATCAACAAGAGTAGAATTACCTGACGGTACAACACAATTTGGTAAAACTATTAATAATAATCCAGAGAAGTATTTCACTCAAGAAGTACTTGATCAATTAGACGAAGCAGCGAAACAAGAATATAAATATGGCAACCAGACTAGAACAGACGATACTCAAGAATCTGATACAGAATGAAGAATTCACTAGAAAGACTCTCCCTTATATAAAATCAGAATTTTTTTCTGAAAGAGATGAAGAATTTCTTTTTAAAGAGATCAGAGATTATTTCTTAAAGTATCAAGCATCACCAACACCAGAATCACTTATCATTGATATTGATGAAAAGACTGATGTGGATCAACAATTAGTATCTGATGCAACAGTTTTAATTCGTGAGATCAAACAAGATATAACAGATACACCTGATGAATGGTTGATTGATTCAACAGAGAAGTGGTGTAAAGATAGAGCAGTATACAATGGTGTAATGAACTCTATTGAGATTATTCAAGACAAACAAGGTAACACGGGTGAGATTCCTGACATACTCAGAGAAGCTTTGTCTGTTTCTTTCGATAGTAATATCGGTCATGACTTCATTGAAGATTGGAATGATCGATATGAATTCATGCATCGTGAAGAAGAAAGAGTTCCTTTTGATTTAGACTTGATGAATAAGATTACTAAAGGTGGTCTTCCAAACAAGACATTGAATATATGTATGGCAGGTACAGGTGTCGGTAAATCTTTATTCATGTGTCATTGTGCATCGGCAGCATTACTTCAAGGTAAGAATGTATTATACATTACAATGGAGATGGCAGAAGAAAAGATTGCAGAGAGAATAGATGCAAATCTACTAGACATATCATTGAATGAACTGAATGATCTACCGAAGATGATGTATGAGAAAAAGATTACTAGAGTTAGAGAAAAGACTAAAGGTAAATTGATCATTAAAGAATATCCGACAGCAACAGCTCATAGTGGACATTTCAGACATCTATTACAAGAACTTGATTTAAAGAGAGACTTCACACCAGATGTTATCTTTATTGATTACTTGAATATATGTGCGTCATTTAGAGTTAGACCTGGTAGTAATGTGAATACTTACTCTTACATTAAGTCTATTGCAGAAGAACTTCGAGGTCTTGCAGTTGAGTTTGATGTACCGATTATGTCGGCAACACAAACTAATAGAACAGGATTTGTTTCAACTGATGTTGGTCTTGAAGATACTTCTGAATCATTTGGTCTACCAGCAACAGCAGACTTTATGTTTGCTCTGATATCTACAGAAGAAATGCAAGAACTAGATCAAGTCATGGTAAAACAATTAAAGAATCGATACAATGATCCGGGTTATCATAAAAGATTCGTACTAGGTGTTGATAGATCAAAAATGAGATTGTATGATTGTGAACAATCAGCTCAAGACGAGTTAGTTGATATTGGACCTGTTATGGATAATACTACAACAGGTAAAAGAATCAGTTCTGAAAAACAATCAGAGTTCAAATATGATTGATACCGCGGGTACACTTTTGTTATACTAACAGTATGGAAAATATGAAAATAAGACAAATATTCTTAGATATGGACGGTGTTCTTGCTGATTTTGAATCACAAATTAGTAAAATGTTAGGTCAAAAAGTATGGAATACTGATGCAGGTCATAGTGTTTACGATCAATATAAAAGAGAATTGACAGCTAAACATATGTTTAGATTGATGGATCCTCTACCAGATGCATGGAAATTGACTGATTGGTGTTTAAATTCAGGTATTCATACAGAAATCTTGACAGCTGCAGGTACTGTTAACAGGGAACTTGTAGTTAGAGATAAAATTGAATGGATAAGAGAACATATTAACCCTTATTGGACAATAATCCCTACATTTAAAGGTAGTCAAAAGGCAGCTTTTGCACATAAAAAAGCAGTTCTGATTGATGATAGAGATAAAAATATAGATTGTTGGGTAGAAGCAGGTGGTATAGGAATACTACATACTACTGCTGACAACACAATTAAACAATTAAATGACATCCTCAACTCAGAATAATTCAAAAACTAAGGGTATCATCAAGAGTAAATCTCTTGTTGATCTCCTTGTTAAGAAGACACAATCAAAAAAAGAACTCATTCTTCTTAAGAAGAATCATGAGAATATAGAAAGACAGGAAGAACTAACAGAAGAAATCTCAGCAATTGAGAAGTTTCTAAGTAAGCACAGAATTCAAAAATAGTATTAGCATAAATACTAGTTATGAAATCATTTCTGCAAACAATTCAAGAAGATACCCAAAAATCCAAGCTTGATAAACTTACCCATATGGTTAAGTATCCGAAGAAACATTTAAAGACTTTAAGTAAACCTTTTCCAGCTTTTGAACATATCAACTTAGAAGATTGGCAATCAATGCCACCACCTTCTAATTCATCTTTACAGACAGTCAATGAAATAAAGTATTTAATTTCTCTAGGTCAGTTAATACATAAACAAACAGACGATATAGTTATGCATGATACAAGTATCATGAAAGCGTTTAAACTTTACGCTGATGAATATGGTTTAGAAATTGATTTTGATAGAATAAAAGATTTAAGAAGACAAACTGAACCAATTATACTTTCACTTAAAAGACATTATAATAGACCAAGACCGATAGCAGTAGCAAAAGAGTTGGGTTTACCACTAGAAACATTCCCATTGAAGACAGCAGGGTCACCTTCATATCCTTCAGGTCATGCTACACAAGGTAGACTAGTATCTTTATTAGTGGCTGATGAAGCACCATTAGAACAAGCTATTCAAGACAGAGCAGATAGAGAAGCTGAAGTT